TTAAGTTGCAAGGCGCTTGTCGTTGTGAGCGACAATGGCGCAATCAAAGTGCCGGGAGGCTTGGCGACAAGTTCGTAAGATGGCCCGGTTGAACTCGATGTCTGCGGAACAGTCGGTATTTGCGGATCGTTGGCAGTGACTATTTTTTTGACCGGCGCCGACGTGCTAAACCCTGTACCATACTTTAACTCAAACCACTCTCCCGACATTGAATCGTCGTTGGCTGTCCAAGTTCCGCGCATCAATAACCAAACCGACGAGCGCCAATTGACGCGGCCTAATGTTGTCAAATTCCCAAAAACGTTCCCTTGCAGCTTCCTAATTGGCACATACTGCCCCGCAACGATAAACTCGCAAAGTAGATATTCAAGGCGCTTATTTTTTGGATCTGTACCCGGCCCCCAAAGGTTTGCAAGTTCGTAAGCGCTTGACTTGTAAACCCACAAAGCGCCCAATGCGTTTGGATTTTCGGACGTGCCTAACAGCGATTTTGTTTGAGTAACAACGCTATTGTTTGGGAATAAGTAGTTTGTCGATGTGTACTCGTATTCATCCGTCGCAATGTCGGGAAGTATTAAAAGTGTTTGATTGCCTAATTGGTAAGTCAGGTCAAACGTTGTGCCGGTTATGGTTGTGCCGTCGTACTTTTCGTACCTAATGAACTCAAAGTTAAACTCAAAATTATCTGCGTTTATGCCAATTTGAGTAGTGACAAGTTCTATCAAATTGGTAAAGCTGAATATCGCGCTTGTTGTGTTGCCTAAAAAGAACCCGTTGGAAATCGGTACGGCATAGTAAATATATTCTACTCCGGACACAAAATCAATCTGCGAGTATTGTACCTGGTATTGCGGAGTCAGAGTATATGTACGCCGCGCATAAAGGGAGCCTATTTTTAGACGGAATCTAAATAAGCAAACAAACGGCTGAAAGGCAGATCCAGGCGCCGTGTTACTTGATAGCGTAAATTGAAGGTTAGCGGAAATCCTAAAATAAGTGTTCCCGGAATTGCTGTTAATGGGCTTTGGAACCGTTACGGCTGTAAAGTTAGTATCCGTAAATGCCGCAACCCCTGACAATAGATTGAACCGTTCAAGGGCCAAAAACGTATGGCGGTGTTCTTTTAGTGGAGGCAAAAACTCATACCTTCCAGTGGCTTCGAGTGCGAGCGTGTTTGTTTGGTTGATCGTATTAATGGCGCTAAAATTGCCCGATCCTAAATAGTTTTTTGAGCGGTCGTAATTGCGCCCTACCACCGTCGCGGCGGTTCGGTATGGTATTTGTTCGATCCAAAAAGTTCCGTTGTTAGCGGTGATCCTCGCGTGAAAATTCGTTAGGATATTTTCTATTACCTCATAGCAAGATAAATAATCCTTTACGCCTTTATCGTCTTTGTAAAAAACGGAATGATCGGCGTAAGTTTGATACAACGCACACGGATCGGACGCGGTCGCGGCGTGATCGTTTTCCCACCAGTCAATGAAGGAACTTACAAAGTGTTGAGTTGGCGTAAATAGTACGTCAACATAGCGGATTTTTGAAAGCGCATTTATCAAGTGATCCATTAAGCGCGCTTTACCTGTGTAGGCCGTTCCTGCGTTGTTGTACTTAATATCCTTTAAACTCGCGATTCCATCCGTCGCCGTGATGTTAATTTGATATGGGTAACTTGCATCCTCATAGCTGCCAATATCGGGAAGTATAACCCCGCGCCAATATGCCGCCGGCGTTGTGCCTTTGGTTATGTTTACAACAAATCGGCCCTCCTCACTTGCAATCAAATCAGTAATAAATAACTCGTGGCTTGCATTTTCGGCGTACATAACGAATTGGCACTCCGTCCCCATTATCGGCCCTATTCGGTCGCTTGCTTCGTGCGTAAGCGCAAATCCACGCGAGTCAGGATTGAACGGAATTGGATCGCCTGAGTACGATCTGTCCCAAATCTCAATCGTATAACGGTCGCCGCTAAAACTGTCAAATTCTGCCTTAAATCTTATTGCGGCCATTATCTATACCTATTTGTTGATTCAACTTCTTTGTTCATTACAAGCATCAAATCGCGTCCGGATATTTTACCCATCACTTCTACACGCTGCGAACCGCCTAACATATCTTGCAATTTAGAAAGCGGCGCAATAACCTCAGGATCTATTCCCGCCATTCGATTATCGCCGACCATTGCAAGAGTAGGCCCGTAAGCCAAACCACCCTGAGCAAGCTTTGGAGGCTGTATTTTGGATTGTAAGCCATTAAACAATGCCGATGCCGCGCCCGCTGCGAGTGCGCCCGCTGCGATGTTTGCCGGGAATGGCAATTTCATTGCAGAACTAACCGCTTTAAATATACCTTCAATTGCCATTGATTTTGCGACCTGCAATGCAGAACTAACCGCCGCCGCTGCATATTCCTGGAACGATGCCGACCCTTGACTGTTTAGCGACTGTATCGAATTTAAAACGGAATCGGTCATTGCCTTTTGAGCTTCGCCGCCGTCCTTCCACATCGCGAAAAAATCGCCTGTTGAATAGGTAAAAGCTTCCTGTTCTTCCCTTGTTAGTTTTAGCTTCTCCCTTAGCGCATCTAAACTTGAAAGGTCTTCGTTCGTAAATGATATACCAGGGCTTTGTTGGTCTGCCTGTGGAAAAGCGGACATAATATCGCCCTCGCTTGGCGCGTTCGGGTCTGCTCCAAAATTAGCCTGAAAACGTTGTATTGCAATCGCATCATAATAAGCCCGCGTCGCTGCTTCTAATTTTATCGCGCGCGCTTCTGTTTCGTCCATCAAGTCAAAAAGCTCTTTGTATCGGTCTTTTTGTTCGGATAAAACTTTGTTCTTATTTTTTTCGCTTGCTGCCAAAGATGCCGCCGCCGCTGCTGCATCCCTATTTGCTTTTTCTAAATCTTCATTTGCGGTTGTTGCTTCGTTGGTAGTTGCGATGCTTGCTTGAACAGATGCTACTCCGTTTGCGATTGCATCGCTTTCTTTCTTTTTATACTCTAATGCTCTTTGCGTTGCATCAAATTCTAATTTCCAAGCTTTGCGTTTTTCTGCTAATTGTTTTAGTTCTTTGGATATGTAAGCCTCTGTAATATTACCCGTTCTTATGCGAGTTTCAACTTCGGCTGATAAAAACTCGTTGTAATATTGTTGCTGCTTTACAAGCTCTTCTTCGAGTGTTAATTGTTCGTCCGCTAACTTGGTTAGTTTTTCGGTTCCAGCTCTTGCAAGTGCGCTTTTTAGGATTGAATCCTTTAACGCGATATATCCTTTTTCAAGCTGCGCAACGTCTATCTTTTCGGTTTGGATATTTGCGAAATACGATGGGTACTCTTTTTGTAGCGCAAGTAAAGCGCGTGTTCTTTCGTCTTTGCTTGCTGCTTCATTTTTCGCTACCGCAATTAATGCGTTTATCCTTCCAAGTTCTTCGCTTGCTAATTCGTTACCTCGTTGCCTAACCTCCGCTTCGGTCTTTTTCGCTTGATTCATTAAGTTGTATTCGCTGCGCAAATCGTTCAATGAATCCGTAACGGCATTATACGCGTAAACCAATGCAGTAATAGCAAGCACTACCCCTGCGCCTGCTAACGCTTTTTGCGCAACTGACATTTTTGTAAGTGCAGACGTGGCACTTAGCGCAAAAGACGAAAGTCCCTTTATGCTATCTCCTAAAAATCTAATTCCCTGCACAACCGCAACTCCACCGGAATAAAAAAGCTGCATTACTTTAATAGCCGGCCCAAGCGCCGCCGCAAAAAGCGCAAAATTCAAAATACTTTTTTTTGTTTCCGGATCGAGCAAGCGGAAATAATCTGCAAGCCTTCCAAGTGTTTCCGAAAAAGCGTCTGCTATTTCATTGATATTATAAACCTTGTTTATTTCGGTTCCAATCGTTGCAAAAAACTGCTTTAACGCGCTTTGCGCATTGTTTACCGCGTTCGCAATTCCGCCCTGTACGCGCTCGGTTTTTGCAAGACCCTGAGTAATCTTGTCGATAAACTCGTCCGCTGATACGCCGGCATCGCGTAACGCCTCGGCGCTAATTGTACCAAAGGTATCTTTAATTGTTTTTGCAAGTCCGGGCATATTTTCCAAGATGATTGTTAAGTCCTCTTGTAATATTCTGCCCTTAGACGACATCTGCGAGAATTGCCGAGTAACTCCGTCAAGCTGCTCCGCACTACCACCGGACGCGGCTAAGGCGTTAGCAAGCTCGGCAATAGTTACCCGCGCCCGCTCTGCTGAAAATCCAACCGACTGCAAACGAATGGAGCCTTTTACCGCTTGTTCCAAGTCAATACCAGGAGCAAGTGCAATTTGGCGGAGCTTTTCAAGCTCTGCGGCCGCTTGCTCAGTTGTATAACCAGCATTGCGCATCGTGGTATTTAACGCCTTGTCAAGCGTTTCAAAATCACCTGCGGCCTTAATTGCAGCGGCTCCAATACCAAGCAAGGGCAATGTAAGCGACATAGATAGGCCGTCGGCCATTCCACGTAGTTGCTCGGCTGATTTTCTCATCCGCGCTTCCACTTGCCTCATCGAGCGGTCAAACTCCCTAAAATTTACCGCTATTCGTACATTTAAGTCGCTAACTGCCATTAGTTTACAATTCGTTTAGTATTAGATTCAAACATTGCGAGCATCAACTCGGCTTGTTTTTTTAACTCTGCCTCCGATACCTTTATGCCTTTAAACTTACTTTCCTCCCATCCGAAGCGGCCTAAATCGGTGGGCTTTATACGTTTTTTGCCTGTGTGCGGCAATATAGCCCAGTACCCAATTTGACGCGCTTGAATCCAAGATTCCTTCATTTGATCATTCTTCGCCTTGACCATTGCCGTAAAATACCGCGGCGAAGTGTTGTAAAAATCATCCTCCGACAAACCAACCCAAGCCGCCGTTTGTTCGAGCGACTCCCAATCCGTTAGGCTGTCGGCTGTGGCTCCCCCGATTGCGCTTCACCTCCTTTCGCCTTTGGCATTGAGTCGGCAAAAAGCTCCATTATTTTAGCGATTGTTTCTCCGGTTAGCCAGTCGGCAACATCTTCAACCGATGCCGCAAAAGGTTTTTTTGTTGCTTTGCCGCCGTTGGTAAAACCTGAAAATGCAAGATCGGCAATAAAGCTAATCTTAATTTCTGCCTCACCGCCTTGAATGGACTCCGAAAAATCCCGTAAGGCTGTGCGGCCTGTTAATTTTTCGTAGTGGTAAAGTGCGCCAAATCCGAATTTAATAGGCGTTTGAGTTCCGTTGAAATCTAAATAATTGACCATAGTTCAAAAAAGAAATAAGGCCCGACAAAAGCCGGGCCAAGCATTAAGGATTTGTTGTTTCAGAAAGTGCGCCTGTTCCTACAAAAGTGAAATCGTAGGTTACGTTCTCGTCCACTCCGGACGAAGATGCGCTTAAGCTTGTAAGCATACCAGTACCGGAGTAGATCTTATCGCCCGATACGGTCGTACCCCATTTGATTGTTGCCGTCGTGCCGCCATTAATCAGGGCGTACAAGTCATCAAAAGTGTAGGTGCTGTCCCAAGCGAACATAGCACTACCGGACATTTCCCACGACAACCGGCCGGGCAATTGACTGCCCCAAGAGTCGGTATCTTTGCAAGTGGTGTCGCGTGGCGACATTGAGATGTTCAAATTGGCATCTACGAGGCAAGTAATGGTCGCGGCTCCGACTTGTATTACTGCCAAACGGGAATTTAAAACGCCTGTTGTTGGC